AGAATTCTGACACGATTGGGCAAGAAATGACCCAACAAATATCACAAGACCAAGGACTTGGGGAAACATTGGTCAAAGAAGCGGCCTATACTCCAGGGTTAACTAATTCTGGCGACCAAAGCGGGAAAAGAATAGCCCTCTTCCCAGGCAAGTTTAAACCACCTCACCGAGGACATTATGAATTTGCAAAAAAAGTAGCCAAAAGAAAAGATGTAGATGAGTTGGTCATATTAATTTCACCCTCTTCCAAACCTGAGGTTAATCCTCAGCAATCTCTAAGTATTTGGAATAAGTTTTTAGATTCTCCTGACGCTCCCGATAATATTCAAGTCGAAATCGCAGACTACCGTAGTCCAATTACTTCAGTCTACGAATATGTAGCTGATCCCGTCAAGGCTCGCTCTGGAGATACTATCATGCTTATTAAGAGTAGTAAAGATTTTGGAGACACGCGCTTTGAGGGCGCTCAATCTTATGCTGAAAGAAATAATCCCGGAGTAAGTGTCGAACTAATAGAAGAAGACCCAGTGAGCCGTCCAGATGGAACCCCTTACAATGGTGAAGATGCTAGAGAAGCTATAGCCATGAATGACGCTGTCCTTTTCAATACTTTTGTACCAAAAGTTATCGATTCAGATGAAATATGGAATATTTTTCATCCAAACGAATCATATAACGAGCACGTAGACTTTATGATAGACGAGATCTCGGCGATGGGATCCGGAGCCGTTTCTGGCGGTGGTTCTGGCTTCGGTCCACCCAATACCTATAACCCCTATACTCCCGGTAAAGTAAAAAAACCTAAAGTTAAGCGGGCAAAACGACAAAGGCGGAAGTAATTATAATACTATGAAAAATATAGATAGACAACAAATGATAGCCGAACAAGTAATTCGCGAACACGTTCGTAAAAGAATTAAAAATAAGATCCTAGAACAAAGACAGAATGAAGGTAAGCTTCGAAAAGTAATTCGTCGGATGATACTTGAAACGGAAACAGGCACAGAAGAGCCAAATAGCTTTACTGGAATAAATGTGCTAGCTGATTTATTAAAAAGCATCGTACCTGTCCTGGGAGATGGTTACAAAATGCTTACTACTTCAGAAGCGCAGAGGCAGTCATTTAGGACTCATATAATCCACGCTGTTAAGAATACTTTACGTCCGATTGAAGTTAATAAAGACGCAGAAGACGTCCAAGAACGCTTTGAGTATGAAATTGATGCCGATATCCTTTTAGAAAAAGTAGCTATGGTTGTTGATGATGAGGCAGCCGAATCCGTCGAAGGTGAGTTCATCGATATCGAGGACTCCGCACCAGTAGAAGATGAGTTTGTAAGAGTTGACGATCAAAATGAAACAGGTCGCAACTTTGCTGCGGAAACATTTAAAAAAATAGAAAAACAAATAGTAGACGCCTATGACCTATTGGCGGACGATGAAGACCGTAATATGTTTTATGAGTACCTGCTTACGAATCTTCTCCTCTATTTTGATAAGTTTGAAGATGAGTTGGCCAATGAGCTTCCAGATGTTTCTACCAAGGAATATGAAGAAGAGAAGCATGACACTGCATCTGCCGGCAGCGAATTCGCACCCGACGCCCCAGCCGGCGAAGCAGATCTCGGCTTAGAACTTTAAAAATAAAACTTAACACTTTCTCAGGGCTCGTTATAATAGCTGCAAGCTGTTTAACAACTAATCTAAACTATTCTTTACTTCTTACTACTTTATTCTAACTATAACAGCTTAAAACTCTGCTAGCATATAAGTAAGAATAAATAAGTTGACAACTCTAGCGTATTGCTATATAGTACTATAGTAATGGGGGTAACCGGTATCGATTGACGGGGAAGTAGAAAAGGTGCAAGGGTGAGGGAAGCGTGGCTCACTAAAAACGCTTAAACTTTTAATCGCAAACGACGATTTTAACATGGAGATGGCAGCTTAAAAACCTGACCTCTCTTGAGGCGACGGCAGCCGATAAACAGAAAGCCGTATTTGAGAACCTTAAGGCTTTTGATTATCTCAGCCACAATAAGATGATCTAGTCAAGCGGGCTGTCCGACGAAAAAAACAGGCCTAACCTTGTGAATGACCTTTCTGTGAAACTGGACAAGACGGGAGTTCGATTCTCCCTACCTCCACCAGCCGCCCTCGGGCGGCTTTTTTTTTGTGGGGAATCTATTTATTATATGCCTTTAAGATTGGTGGTAAATTGACAAAAACTCTTATACTTGATACTAATGTTTATTTAACAGACGCACAGTCTCTTTTTTCTTTTGGCAGAAGTAACGTTGCAGTTCCAACTATTGTACTAGATGAGATTGACCGGCACAAACACCGACAAGATACAGCAGGCTTAAATGCCAGGACAATGAATCGAGTGTTAGATAAGCTTCGCTCAAAAGGAAGTTTATTACATGGCGTTCCACTTGGCAGCGGAAAAGGTAAAGTCTTTGCCGCACAATATGATCCAAGATATATGCCCGCCGGCATGGATCAAGAAGACTCCGATAACAAAATAATTGCTGTTGCTCTTCGACTGAGAATAGAGGGCCACGATATCGCCGTGATCTCTCGTGATCTTAATATGCGAGTTAAATGTGACTCGTTCGGGATAGAGTGCTATGATTATCAGCCTCAACAAGCAGTAAAATCTGTAGAAAACCTATATGACGGCTCTTCGGAGATTGTTGTACCTGATGAGTTGGTGGAGAATTTCTACAACGATATAGAAGTCTTTCTGCCAGACCAGAAATCAAAATTGTTCCCAAATCACTATTTGGTGCTTAAATCAGAGAAAGATCCAAAGAAGACAGCGCTTTGTCGATTCAAAAACTACGAAACACCTCTGCAAAAGATTTATACTTATCGAGACATCTGGGGACTTTCGGCGAAAAACAAAGAACAGAAATACGCCATGGATCTCCTTTTTGACAAAGACATTCAGATAATATCCTTGACAGGACAGGCAGGAACTGGTAAAACACTTATAGCAGCAGCTTGCGGACTAGAACAGGTCTTACATAATACAAAAGCTAACGGCGGGTACGATAAATTGATAATCACAAGGCCAGTACAGCCCATGGGTCGAGATATTGGGTTTTTGCCCGGCACTCTAGAGGAGAAGATGTTGCCCTGGATAGCTCCTATACGTGATAATTTAGAATATCTTTTTGGGGACAAGACGGCACTTCAGATGCACATGGAACAAGGAATTGTAGAGATTGAGGCCATGACATATATTCGAGGCAGGTCGATCTCAAACGCCTTTATGATAGTTGACGAGGCACAAAACTTAACAACTCACGAATTAAAGACTATAATAACTAGAGTGGGGCATGGTACTAAATTAGTCCTGACAGGCGATATTCAACAGATTGATAATTCATATGTTGATGCTGTCTCGAATGGGTTGACTCACGCTGTAGAGAAATTTAAGGAATATAGCATTTCTGGGCATGTGACGCTATACAAGGGAGAGAGATCAAAATTGGCAACTTTAGCGGCTGAAATCCTGTGATAACTTATATTACTGAAAAAGTAGAAAATACTACTCGATATTTTAAATTTGGAAGCATTGAGGTTGAAGAGTTGGAACCTCCACCAGAGAACGTTAGCCTAGATGCAGTATTTAAGGCTGTCGAGAATCATTTTCCATCACACTATTTCACAGGCTTGAAAAGTGTTAAAATTGGCAATTTTATTGACCTTCGGGACAAGAATTTCACTGCCCTTTACGACGATGGAATATTCTATATTAATCACGACCAAGCTGATTCTAAAAGCATTCTAGATGATGTAGTTCATGAGTTTGCTCATCATTTAGAAGCAGTATACACAGATTTGATCTATGGAGATAAGTCAATTGTTCGCGAATTCATTGGAAAAAGGACTAGCCTAAAATTTGAACTTCATAGCGAAGGGTACTGGTTGAAGGATTATAATTTCGATAATCTAAGGTATGACGAAAAATTTGATGAGTTCCTATACAAGCGTCTCGGGAAGTCAATGCTCCGGATGGTCACGACGGGATTATTCATAAGACCTTATGCGTCGGTCTCTTTAAGGGAGTATTTTGCTACTGGATTTGAAGCTTACTATTTAGGGAAGCGCGACACCCTAGAAAAAATTAGCCCAATGCTATATGATAAGATTAATGAACTTCATCATCAGAGAAATTTTTAAGAAAGCAGGTTACAATTGGCAGGTAAACACATCTCTTATTCTGAGTGGCGGAACTGGCATGTTTGCCCTCACTACCATAAACTCACTTACATTGATAAAGTAACTCAGTTCCAGGGCAATATTTTTACAGCCTTTGGTAAAGCTCTTCACACTGTTTGTGAGTTTACTTTGACTTCCCCCGAAAAGTACAGGGAAGCCGGCGCTATTGAGGCGCTAGTTAAAGAGCAGTTCTTGAAAGAATTGAAGGCTCTGCCCGAGAGTGAGCAGCAAAGAGCTAAACGTGATTTCAAACTCAAAGAGTGGCTTGTAAGTGGAATAGAAATCATTCCTGACCTTTACCGTTGCCTGACCGACAAGTTTGGCAAGCTGGGAGAGGACTGGGAAGTGCTCCGAGCAGAAGAGCAACTCTATGTGCCCATCACCGAATTCACGGAAGCAGAAAAAAACTTCAAAGGCTTTATCGACCTTGTGGTTTATTCCAAAAAGGATGAAAAGGTTCACCTGATTGATTGGAAGACCTGCTCGTGGGGATGGAAGCGTGAAAAGAAGAGCGACAAAATCCTCGCTTACCAGCTTGTCTTCTATAAGCATTTTTATGTTCAGAAATATGAAGTAGACCCAAAAGATGTGGATTGTCACTTCGTTTTGCTGAAGCGGACAGCCAAGGCCGGAAAGAAGGCAGAGTTTGTGCGTGTAACGGCAGCTAAAAAAAGAACAACTGACGCCCTTAACGCCTTGACAAAAGCATTGCATAATATCAATAAACAGAACTATATTAAGAACCGGGCAGCTTGTACAAATTGTAAAGACCGCTTTGGAACTTGTGAGTTTTACCAAACGGAACATTGTCCATAGGAGGATATTCTTTTGACAGAGAAAAAGAAGATAAAAATATTAACACTGAGCGACCACCCCTTGTTGCCTTCTGGTGTCGGTACTCAGACAAAATATATAATACAAGCATTATTGGATAGTGGAAAATTCTCTGTCCTTTCTCTAGGTGCAGCCGTAAAACATAAAGATTATACTCCTGTACGTGTCCAGGGCTATGAGGAAGATTGGCAAATCATCCCAGTTGATGGTTATGGTACACAAGAGCAAATTAGAGCACTCTTGGCACAATATGAACCAGATATACTTTATTTCATGACCGACCCTAGATTCTATCATTGGCTATGGGGAATGGAACATGAAATCAGACATGCTGTTCCTATGATTTATTACCATGTATGGGATAATAGGCCTTATCCGGTTTACAACAAATCTTTCTATGATTCTAACGATATGATCGCCACTATTTCGAAGGTGACGAGTGATATTGTCCAGACAGTCTCCCCAGATGTTAAAGAGCAGTATATTCCTCATGCTGTTGACACAACTATTTTTCGCCCAGCCGAAACGCCGGAAGAAATTAAAAAGTGTGTAGAAATAAGAGATGCTGTCCCTCATATGAATGAGGATAAGTTTATAGTATTTTGGAATAACCGAAACGCCCGCCGCAAACAGAGTGGCACGTTACTGTTCTGGTGGAAAACCTTCTTGGATAAAGTAGGGCATGATAAGGCTACCTTAATTATGCATACTGATATCCGAGATGAACATGGGCAGCCTTTGGACTATATCCTAGAACATTTGGGACTAAACAAAGGACAGGTTGTATTTTCTGTTCAGAAGATGCCGGCTGAAGAATTGTGTAACTTCTACAGATGGGCAGATTGTACGGTAAACATTGCTGACGCAGAAGGGTTTGGATTGGCAACTCTAGAGTCTCTTGCTTGTGCAACTCCAATCATCGTGTCAATGACTGGTGGCTTACAGGAGCAAGTAACAGACGGAGAAGAGTGGTTTGGCGTCGGACTTGAGCCAACTTCTAAGTCACTAATAGGTTCTCTAAACGTGCCATTTATTTATGAGGATAGGGTCAGCGAAGAGTCTTTTGTCAATGCTTTGGAAAAGATATACAACATGACGCCCGAAGATCGAACAGCCCTAGGACAAAAAGGTCGGGAACATGTAATGAAGAATTATAATTTCGAAAACTTCAAAGAAACTTGGGTTAGAACAATGTTAGAACTCCATGAAAGTTGTGGATCTTGGGAGAATAGAAAAAATTATCAATCTTGGGAGTTAAACACAGTATGAGCAACAAGGTTAAAAAAGTATTATTAGTCGGCCCAATCCTGTCGAATAGTGGGTATGGTGAGCATGCCAGGTGTGTTTTGCGTTCTCTTATCAGGAACATAGAGAAGTTTGATATTTATATAGCACCAACATCCTGGGGCGCAACGTCTACAGACACCAAGGACACACCCGAAAACAAATTCATCATTAATTGCATCAAGAGGACACAACAGTATAAGGAAGGTAAATATGACATTTCCCTCCAGGTTGCTCTTCCTAATGAGTGGAAGAAAATAGCTCCAATAAATATAGGCATCACAGCGGCGGTTGAAACAGATAGGTGTAACCCAGAATGGATCCGCAATTGTAATGAGATGGATAAGGTTATTACGATATCTGAGCATGCTAGTACATCCCTCACTAAGCACGCTTACCCACTACAGGATAAACAAGGGAACCATGTTGGAACCCTTAGTTGTGAGAATAATCCCAAGGTGATAGGGTACCCAGTCAAGGAATATATTCCTGATGATTTCTCTAAAAATTTAAATATCTCAGAGAAATGTTTCTTATCTGTTGCTCAGTTCGCTCCACGAAAAAATGTTGAGGCTCTTATCCGATCTTTTGTGGAAGAATTTAAGGAAGAAGAAGTTGGACTAGTGTTAAAGGCAAATATGGTAACAGACTCAATTATTGACCGTCGAAACACCAGCCAACTAATTGGGCAAATGCTTAAAGCGATAGACCCAAAGGATAAACGCAAATGTAAGATTCATCTATTACACGGACGCCTAACCGAGGCCGAGCTTCATTCATTGTATAGCGATCCTAGAATATTCGGATATGTAACGACTACTCATGGAGAGGGTTTTGGACTCCCGGTATTTGAAGCAGTATATTCAGGGCTTCCGGTAATAGCACCAACTTGGTCTGGGTATTTGGATTTTTTAAAGGCCCCGGTAGTAAACGAGACATCCGGAAAGGTAAGGTCAAAAAACCTATTCCTTAAAACTCGTTTTGAGCTAAAGCCGGTAGATCCCCGTGCAATTATGCAAGGAATTATCATAGAAGGGTCACAATGGGCATATATCGATGAAAAGCATTTTAAGAAAAATATGAGATCGTTATTAGAATCTCCTACATCTTATAGAAATGATGCAAAGATATTACAAGAACACATAAGAAATAAGTTTTCGGAAGAAAAAATATACTCTAAATTCTTAAATGAGATATTGGATTCCCTTGGCAGCCATCCCGATTTAGCTCCGAAACCGGGGTTAGACGAGGATGACTTTGCTTTATTTAAGACACAAAATCTCTGATGAAGAAAAAATTAATCCTTCAACCCGGCAAAATGGGGGATATAGTTATCACCACTCCGATCGCACAATATTATGCGGATCAAGGATACGAGGTAGTGTGGCCCGTATTTGATAACTATATAGATTATTTTAAACAGTTCCCAGACATCAAGACATTCTCCTTGGGGGTGTCGATGAATCCTTATGTTTATTACACAAATACACGCATCGATGCAAATAACCCAGATGTGTTTATAATGGCGGGGGTTGAATTCTTTCGAAAGTTGGCGGCGTGGTTGACCAAGCAACCCGACCAAGAAGAATACGAGGTTTTAGATTTTTGTTTTACATTTCCAGGACATCGTAATGACATAAATAATCAAATGACCCAGATTTTCTCAAAAAGAAATAGAAACTGGATTGACTTAAAATATTTTCTCGCCAATGTTCCTCTGCAAGAGAGGTGGAATTATAGCTGGACCCGCGACTTAGAAAAAGAACAGAAGCTCTATAATTTTATCACTTCTTACGCTAAAGAAAAGTATGGATCCGAAAAATATTCCATAGTACACCAGTATAAGAATGGAAAAAAACTCCCAGAAGTGGAAGTATCCAATCCAATCAATTTCTCTTATATTAAAGGTTACGAAATATATGACTGGACGATGGTGTTAGAAAATGCCCAAGCTATTATGTGTGTAGATTCGTGCTTGGCTAATTATGTGGAAGTTATACCATCTCTGAAAAAGGTAACTAAACATTACCTTGGAAGCGAAGAGCCTCACTTCCACCCCTACATGAGAAACATCTTAATTAACAACTGGATAAACCACTCGGAGTCTGATGTGGCGTATAACGAATTTTCTCTGGACTAAGAAGTGTTAACAGGATTCACTAACGGATGTTTTGACATTATACATGTTGGCCACCTAAGATTAATAAGTTCTCTTACTGAGAGAGTAGATCATCTAGTGGTTGGTATCGATAGTGATCGAATGGTGAGATCTTCCAAGGGTAATGACCGACCCTATAATAACCAAGAGGATAGAAAATTTTTCCTTGAGAATATTAAAGGCGTGGCGGAAGTTTTTATCTTTGATTCTCACGACGAATTAAGATCCCGGTTAGAGAACTTAAACCCGGATCATATGGTGGTAGGGTCAGATTACAGACACAAAGAGGTGATCGGATCAGAACACGCAAAAACTTTATCTTTTTTTGAGGTTATAGATGGATATTCAAGCACTGAAATCTTACAATATACTTCTTCTGGGTGATAGTTGCACAGACATGTATCATTATGGGGTGTGTGAGCGTCTGAGTCAAGAAGCGCCAGTTCCCGTCTTTAAGTTGATTTCGACGGAACACAAACCCGGCATGGCATCAAATGTAGAAAAAAATATTCTGGCATTCAACAATAAGGTAACTCTAGTATCTAATGACCCTTCTTTAATAACAAAAGAGAGGTTCATCGATAATAAATTCAACCAGCAACTTTTGAGAATAGATAAAGGCGAGGGAGCTTCACTCCAGCCATTATCCAAAATCCCTAACAACATAGAAGACTATGACTGTGTAATTATCTCTGATTATAATAAGGGGTTTCTTAGGCACGAAGAGTGCTTAAAGATATCTTCTCTGTGTGCGCGACATAAAATCCCTTTCTTTGTTGATAGTAAAAAGCAAGATTTATCATGTTTTGAGGGTGCTATTTTGAAGATAAATAAAAAAGAAGCTGAACAGGTGGTAAAATATCCTATAAACTATGATATAATTATTACATTGGGTGGCTCTGGTGCCCAATGGTTGGACAACTGTATACCTTCGATCGCGACTGAAGTGTTTGATGTTTGCGGCGCAGGAGATACTTTTTTTGCATCTTTGGTAGAGGAATTTTTGAATACAAAAGATATGATAAAATCTATACAATATGCCAACCGGTGCGCGTCCATAACTGTATCAAAAATTGGAGCCCACGCTCTGACTGCCGAAGAGGTCTGTGAAGTAAATGAAATTAAAGTCTAAAATCGCATCTGCAAGTTCAATCGAGGAAAAGATCCTCTGCCTACAGGACTCCTATAAGGGGAGAGATTGTTATATCTTGACTTGCGGTCAATCATTGAACGAGTATTCTAAAAAGGAACTTGATGATCTTTTGGCAGACGAATTAGTCCTCAGTGTGAAACAGGCATACAACCGGCACCCCGAGATTAGTGATTTTCACTTTTTTAATTGTTGTAATCTTCCTGTAGGAGAGGATAAATTCATACATTACGACTATAAAGATTCCGATACTATTTCTATAACTTCTAGTAATTATTCTCCCGCTCTTCGGTGGTCTCCGTATCAAGAACATGATATTTTCCTAAAAGTCCCGATCCGAACGGAGAAAAACAATGAGTTTATTTGCCGCACTAAGAACTTTGATAAGTTTCTCCTAAGCAACGGACACCAAAGACCATCAGGGCCAGGGATCATGCTAGAGACAGTCATATATACAGCAGTTCATCTTGGGGTAAAGAACATATATGCCCTTGGTTGGGACTTGAGCGCCAAGAACATCACCAAGGTTGACGAATATAACCACTTTTTTGGTTCAACATTGGATTTGTTGAACCGGGGAGACATGTTAGATTGGGAGATAGGGGAAACAAGATCCGCATCAAAAGAGTTGTATTATTGGCTACAGTCCAAGGGAATATCTTTACATCTTGTTTCATCTCAAAGTTCTCTATATGAAAACATACCCCGTGTTAGATTAGAGGATATCCAACAATGAAGAAGCCTGATACCTCATTAGTTAATTTTGTCCCAAAGGGGTGGGGATTCGAAAAATGGATCGCCAACTCAGAAGAATATTGTGGAAAGCTTCTATATTTCGTAAAAGGAAAACAATGCTCTTGGCACTATCACAAGCTTAAAGATGAGGTCTTTTATGTACAATCTGGACGAGTTCTAGTAAAATATGGTGAGTCCGATGATATTAAAGAGTCCAACGAGCTTATTTTATCAAAGGGTGAGAGGTTCCACGTAACACGAGGACTTCGCCATCGCATTATTGCTCTTGAGGATACTGAGTTATATGAATTTTCAACACAGCATTTTGATAGTGATAGCTATCGCCTAGCGAAAGGAGATTGATTATTAACTATACAATTCTCTGTGGCATAGTGTATACTGTTCCTGAGAGAAAATTATTTACCTCAATGTAACAATGTAAGGATGTACAATGTCAGATACTAATGCTTTTATTATTGCAGAAGTGGGGATCAACCACAACGGAGATATAAAAATAGCAAAAAAGCTTATTGATATCGCCCATAGTTCCGGCTGTGACGCAGTAAAGTTTCAAAAAAGAACTATCAATACCGTTTATTCCGAGGATGTCCTTGACTGTCCCCGAGAGAGCCCCTGGGGAACCACCCAGAGACAACAAAAAGAGGGATTAGAGTTCGGGAAGGAAGAATATGACATAATTGATGAGCACTGTAGAGAATTGGGGATCAAGTGGACATCCTCTGCTTGGGATATTGAAAGCCTATATTTTATTAATAATTACAATGTCCCGTTTCATAAAGTCGCTTCTGCTATGTTAACTCATGCAGAGTTTCTTAATGAAGTAGCTAAGTGCAGGAAACATACTTATATTTCCACAGGACTATCAACAATGGAACATGTCGATGCTGCGGTAGAAATATTTAAAAATAATGACTGCCCCTTTACTCTTCTGCATTGTGTGTCAACTTACCCGACAAAAGAAGAAGATAGTAATCTTTTGACTATAAAATCTTTAGAGGAAAAGTATGGCTGTGGTGTCGGATATAGTGGACATGAATCTGGCGGACTACCTACCCTTGTGGCCGCGGCATTAGGAGCACCAGTTATTGAGAGGCACATAACCTTAGATAAGGAAATGTATGGATCGGATCAGTCAGCTTCTTTGAATCCAAAAGAATTAAAAGAGTTGGTTTCCACTATTAGACAAGTTCAGAAAATTCTCGGGAACGGAAAAAAATCTTTACTCGACGATGAGATTCCAATTGCCAATAAATTAAGGTACTGGGAATAGAAGAAAAGGTGAAAGTATTAATAACAGGTGCTACTGGGGGACTAGGGAGAGAGCTAGCATCTCAGTATGCTATGGCAGGACATGATTTATGTTTGGTAGCAAGGGACAAGTATAAACTAAACGATATTAATTCTAAACTATCAAGCCAATGTAAAATATCGATTATGACGATCGCTGCCAACCTACAAGACCCAGAGGAATTAAATAAAGTAGTGTCTCAGGCTTCTTCCTGGGACGATGGTATAGATATCCTGATTAACTGCGCAGCTTTATTTAATGTAGAATCGATTACAGAAGTAGGTATAGATGATTTTGACTCTTGTTTTAACTTAAATGTTCGAGCACCATATTTTTTGTCAATATCTCTACAAAAAAAAGGTAATCTAAAGCAAATAATAAATATAGGATCATCTTCTGCTTACGCAGGGTTCAAAGATACCACCCTCTATTGTGCATCTAAACATGCCCTCCTTGGACTTTCCAGATCATTATTTGAGGAATATAGAGACACTGGTACAAGAGTTTTCTTCATTGCTCCAGGGTCGATTCAGACACCCATGGGGGAAAAAGTACCCAATCAGGACTATTCTACATTTATCGATCCAAAAGAATTGGCCGAATACATTTATTCTACTACGAATAGAGACAGTAATATGATTATTCAAGAAGTGCGAGTCAATCGATACAATGTCCAATGATTATATGCAACTAAGACTGTTAGATGGAAAAAGAGTTCTAGTTACTGGCGCAGCAGGCGGATTAGGTTCGGTGATCTGTGAGTATTTAGCTAAATTTGGAGCTATTGTATTTCTGACTGATAGCGATAGAAGCAAGTTGCAGAAAACATACGAGTCTTTAAAAAAGAAAGAACACGATTGTTATATGAAATGCGCCGACCTGACAAATGATGAGCAGATTGGTGAATTAATAGAATCGCTATATATACACACTTCCCAACTTGACGGAATTGTAAATTGTGCTGGGGTGACATTCCCCCAGAATACAGAGGTATATTCAGATAACATGTGGGAGAAGACGTTAAAAATAAATTTAACTGCTCCCTATAAGATATGCAAAAATATTGTGCCCCTAATGAAAGACCATGGTGGGTCAATTATTAATATTACAAGTTTAAATTCTGAACTAGCTTTCCCCAACAACCCTGCTTATGTTGCCAGCAAGGGAGGTTTGAAACAATTAACTAAATCTTTAGCCATTGATTTGGGGAAGTATAATATCCGGGCAAACAACATAGGGCCAGGTTACATGAAGACAGAGATGACAAAAAGAAGCTGGTCTAACGAGAAAATATATAATGAAAGAAAAAATAAGACGGCCTTGGGTCGGTGGGGAAAGCCCGAAGATATTGCTGGCACGGTAGTATTCCTTTGTTCTAACCTATCTGAATATATCACTGGACAAGATATTTATGTTGACGGCGGATGGCTGTCGAAAGGACTATAGAATGAAGAAAGACTTAAATGATATCTGCTTAATTATACAAGCCAGGCTTTCATCTGAGCGACTTCCAAAAAAAATGCTCTTGCCATTTTCTGATACAAACATTATGGACATCGCCCTAGAAAAAATAACCCATATCAAAGCTATAGACTGGAAAAAGTCTTTTTATTTGTCGGCGTATGAGCCAGAATTGAAAAATGTTGCAGAAAAGTACGGACTACAGGTTTTTCACAGAAGCAGAGAATCTGCGTTCTCAGAGGGAAATCCTATGGGAGAAATGTATGAATGGCATGATAAACTAGGTTTTAAATATTGTATTCTTATTAATGCCTGCGCCCCATTTCTAAAGCCAGAGACAATTGATTCATTTATAAATTCATTTGCCAATAGCGAATCAGAGGGAATGTTTGGCGTAATGAAGAAGAAGAATTATTTTTGGAACAAGGGCGGAGAATTAGTAACTCCATGGCCTGCCGGGCAAGACTGTCTAAACACGAAAGAAGTAGAAGAGACCTTAGAAGCTGCCCATTGTTTATATGCCGGGAGACTAGATACTATTAAAGATGGGGTATGGATGGGAGACTTTAATAGTCCAGGTGACATTGAACTTTTCCCAATGGAAGAATTTGAGTGCCTTGATATAGATTATCCTTGGGAATTTAAAATGTGTGAATCCATATATCTTTCAAATCAGAGGGAGAAACCAAAGTGAAAAAAACGTATATTATAGCAGAAATTGGGATTAATCATAACGGTGATTTAGACATAGCAAAAAAATTAATAGATATTGCTTCCGTATCCGGCTGCGATGCAGTTAAGTTCCAGAAGAGAAACCCAGATGCCTGCGTCCCAGAGCACCAAAAAGGAGTAATGAAGTCTACTCCATGGGGCGAGATGACATATTTGGAATATAAATATAAAGTAGAATTTGAAAAAGAAGAGTATGACGAAATTGATCGGTATTGCAAGGAAAGAAATATTGAATGGTCAGCTTCTCCGTGGGATTTAGATAGTTTAAACTTTCTTATGCAATATGATATACCGTTTATAAAGATCCCCTCGGCAATGATTACTAACGAATCCCTAATGAAGGCTTCTGCAAAAACAGGGAAGAAGATAATTATTTCAACAGGGATGAGTACGGAAGAGGAGATCGACCAGGCCGTAGCCTGGACAAAGAACAACGATTTGGGTATTTTGCATTGCAATTCAACATATCCAGCCCCGTTAGAAGATCTTAATTTATCCTATATCAAGGAGCTTAAGAGAAAATATCCAGATCATGAAGTGGGATATAGCGGACATGAATTTCGATTAGGAACGACTGTTGCTTCAGTATACCTAGGGGCATCTATCGTGGAGAGGCATATTACCCTTGACCGCCAAATGTGGGGATCTGATCACCTAGGATCGGTAGAGCCCCAAGGATTAATAAAGCTTGTTAACGGAATCCGAGAGCTTGAGTTGTCTTATGGTGATGGCATTAAAGAGATAACCCCAGGCGAGAAGGTAATTCGAAAAAAATTAAGAAATAACCAATGAATATTGACCTAAACACTGTCTGGAATAACTGTACATTAGTGTATAATCCCGCGAGCCCTGATAAAAGTTCGCCCGAAGAGTTATTGCTAAGGGGATCATACGCATGGGCTTCGTTTCTACAAAAAATTAGAATGAATAACGGCGTAATCTCTAATAATGTTTGGTATGATGCGGTTAAAGATGTATGTTTTGGCGCAGATCTTACTTGGTTAAACGAGAACCCACATAAGTCTTCTTTTATATGCAGTAGAGAATCTTTTTTAGATTCGGACAGATATGGAAAAAACTGTTTCACAAGACCATCGGGAAGAGAGCCGGCTAATTTACCACCATCTCATTGGCTCTACCGTGATATCATTACAGATATAAAGCGCCCTTCGGAAAACTCTGTATCCAGAGTGCTGGTTATTGGCGCTGGACCATCTACTAAGGAAAATATTGATAAAATCAATTTTGAAGAATACGACAAGATTATATCTTGTAACCATTTTTTTATCTCTGATATATTAGGGGAAAATAAAAACAAGGTTGATTATGCTATCTTGGGAAGAGAGGTGGATTTATCTAGAAACAATAAGGACTTGCATAATTTTTTAAAGAATAGTGATACAAAGATTGTGTTTGAGACAGTAAACGATGGCTCGATGGAAAGAGACATTGCGACCCAGAGTGAATTTGTTAAAGAATATGCATCGCGAGTTAACTATGTTAATTTTAGGTATAGGAGTAAGCTCGGATCTGCCCCGCGCTTGGTTATTTTGGCTTCGTACCTGCAACCGAGTTCAATTGATATTGTCGGGATGGATGGAAAATCAGAGAATACAAAATTAGGAGACCTTCATAATCACGCATTCCAGAAAAATAAAAGATATAATCAGGCTACTGCCGGGTATCATTTGTGCAAAAGACAGTATGTTGAATTTTGGGATTATGTCGCTAATGTTCTTTCTGCCGGCGGAAAGATAAAATTCAACAACCTAGGGGAGGGACACGAAATGAACCAATCATCTGAAATAACTAAAACAGGGATATTTAAATGAGTGTTTTTACTCCCCTCGAACTCATCATGTTCCAGACTCATAATGGAGTTTTTAGCAGGCTAGACTTAGTTGTCCGTTATCTTTATTTAGAAGGGCTATACGGAGAAAAGGATTTCAAGGAGTGTCTTGATTTATATGAAAAAATGCAGCTTCAGCGCGCAGGAACAACATACCATATCAGTGGACGTCCGTGTAAGGAAGAATTCGAGATATTATCTGAAAGCTTTAAAGCCAGTGGGTATTTAGACGAATTCCCTCTGTTGGTCAATGAGGCTGGACATCTCATAAACTCTTCACACCGAGCCGCATGTTCTTTATATTTTGAAATAGAAAAGTTGCCATATGAAATAGTGAAAGACTGGCGATCGGCCATTGTAAATAAGAAAGCACAAAAAAAGACATATCTAGAGTACGGGAATGCTTGGTTTGAAGAGAATGATTTTTCAAAAGAAGAGATGAATATTATTCATACTAAGAGGAAAGAACTATTTCTATCGGTTGGGCACTGTTTTATTTTTGTTCTGTGGGATCCCGCAAAAGATGTTTATAAAGAGATTACAAAGGACATAGAAAAAGACTTTGAAATTTTAAAAGTTAGCGACTTCGAAATCAAAGATAAACAAAAATATGTAGAACTCGGGCTAGAACTTTATAAACCAGATGATATTCGAGAGTGGAAACTAAAAGAGAAGTTTGAGAACATGGGCTCTTATAAGAATATTCGCATTATATATGCCCATAGATGGACACCAACATTCCGAAATAAAACACAGGAACCAAATAAGATACTTTGTAAAGAGGTCGAAAAGGTTAAAAAACACATTAGAGAAACATACAAAGAGAACATCCCAGATTACTACTTTGATAACATAGTACATGCTGGTGACAACTTCGACCATACATCACAGATGATCGAAACAATTAAAAATTTTGAAAAACAAAATGAAAGTTAACCACCTAACACAGTTTAAAGAATTTATAACAGAGACACAACTTTCCCCAGATGATTTTTGTATAGTAGGGTCTGCTGTTTTGGCAACCCTGGGGATACGAGAGAATAATGATGTTGATTTTATCTGTCTTCGTCAAAATCGAGAAGAGATTAAAGAACTTTTAAATAAAAGAAAAGATAAATACAACAAAGTTGATCTCGTTAAAGAAGACTGGATTTTTTTCGATGAGAATTATACAGACGATATATTAATCAATAGTCAAGATAATCATTATAATGAATATGGGCTTAAATTTGTAAATATTGAACTGCTTTTCCGACGCAAGAGTGTCACTATGCGCAAAAAAGATAAGATGGATTTAGATAAGATAAGGGAATATATTGATAGAAGCGAGAATTGAGGAAGTTATATTCGGGCCAGAGGAGAATATTTCTGATTTTGTCATTGGTGAAATAAACAAAGCAAAAAACACAGTAGACATTATGGCTTTTTGGTTCACTTGGTTGCCAATTGCAGAGAGTGTTGTGATGGCAAGCAAAAGAGGGGTAAAAGTAAAGATTATAGTTGATGAGCGCAGCGTCGAGAAAAAACAGAAAGATGTCCATAAAAATGAAATTGAAGTTGTACCATATTTTTTAGATAATAATTTAAGAAATATGGTTAAAATATATAGCGGAGAGCTTTTACATTATAAGACTGTGCTAATAGATGATAACATTGTTTTAAATGGGACATGTAATTTTTTTAACGGGTCTCTCAATCGCCACGAGGAACATTACATGAAAATTATAAGCAAAGAATTGAAATTAGTGTTTGATAAGCAATTCAATAAATTGTGGAATGAAAAATCTTATTTGGCAGAGGGAAAGAAATGAAGTCAGTCTACGGGGACGATTGCCTAACTTTTTTAACAGCCTCATCAGGAGATTTAAAGTCAATATAGACGAGTATGAGAAGTTAGCCGGAAATATAAAACCATTAATGGATTTTTTAGTGAAAGTAGAATTATGATTATTTACGTTGACATAGATGAAACTATATGTTATCATGAGGATGAAGAGACCTCAAAAGCACGAGATTATACAAAAGCTATGCCCTATAAAGAACGTATACAAAAAATAAATAACCTATACGACAATGGAAATACAATTGTATATTGGACAGCTAGAGGATCTGTTACTGGGCTAGACTGGACAGATTTGACGGCTGCGCAGCTAAAGAAGTGGGGAGCAAAACACCACGACCTTAAGCTTGGTAAACCTCAATATGATTTATTCATTGATGATAAGAACATCAATTCTGAAGAGTTTTTTAAAGGAGAAAAAAATGAAACTATCTAATCAAGCGATTGGCGCTCTTATGGTAACACTCCAGAAGTGCTTGGCCGAACAGGCAGATATGACTGAACTGTTGTCTGATTGGGATCTAGAGGTAAAGGACGATGAAGTTATTGTTCTTAATCCACCGTCATACAAAGTTGATACCCTAGGCTTGGATATCGACCCGCAGAATGCCTAAGTATGACTACCAGTGTTTAGATTGTCAAGAACAATTTGAACTTAGACACTCTTATAAGTTTACAGAAGCGCAGTGCTCTTCCTGTAAATCCTGCAAGGTGACAAAGGTATTGTCAAGTGTTAGCAATATCTTAAAGAAAGGAAACTCTCGCAAAGGAACCCAAAAGGCGGGAGAAGAAGTTGAAAAAGCAATAGAAGATGGCAAAAAAGAACTTCTTGCCTCAAAGAAAGATATACAAGGGAAGGTATATAAAAAATGATAACATACTCTCTCGCACTTATTTGTATTATTATTTCTGTTGCTTTGGGTATCATGGTCTGGTATGTCCGTAGGCTACTGTCTTCTATAAGGGAAACTTATTCTTTTGTCCGTGCAGTTTTGTCGAATGTTGAAGAATACTTTGAGCACTTAGAGAAAGTATATAATATGGAAACATTTTATGGAGATAGCGTGTTGAGCGGGTTACTAGAGCACACAAAGAATCTCAAAGAAGAGTTGAACAACGCAGTCAGATCAGGGAATGATTTTTTTGGGGATGAAAATACCCAAAGCTCCACAGCACCCGAGGAAGAACTGGCCAATGACTAAAGTAAAAACCAAGGCAAAGACTAGAGCACCAGCTAAGCCGGGAGCAAAAAAGAAAAAGAAGAATTATTACTTCACGCAAGAAACAGAAAATGCTATCTTAGAATATTGTGCAACACAGAGCACCTCTGAGCGAAGCCAGCTTTATATTAAACACATCCAGCCAGCCTTCGATGAGTTGGTAAACAAGATCGTGTATACTTATAAGTTTAACTCACTAGAGAATATCGAATATCACAAGGATGACTGTAAAATATGGCTAACCACAATTCTAGGAAAATTTGACCCAACCCAGGGAACCAAGGCCTTCTCTTATTTTTCTGTAGTAACTAAAAATTGGTTTACTCATAAAGCTAAAACGCAGACAAAAAAGAATAAAAGAGAAATTAATTACGACTCAATGATCCGAGAAGTAGAAATAGCCACCAAAACAACAGATGTATACGACGACGCTGAAGAAGCCCAGTTTTGGATATTTTTAATGAAAGAAATTGAATCATGGGATAATATTAAATTAAAACCAAACGAAAAGAAGGTCTTAGACGCAATTACCACCTTGATGTCTAATATAGAACAAATTGAGATTTTCAACAAGAAGGCGATCTACCTGTATATGAGAGAGATCACAGGGCTAAATACCAAGCAGATAGTTAGCTGTCTCAATAAGATGAGAGCCAAATATCGCCTGTTTAAAAAGAAATGGGACGAAGGAGAAATCAACTGAGATCCTATTTACTGTATGAAAAAAGATTTAAACTCACTAATTGAGCAAGCCCTGGATAATATCAACAAAGATCGCCAGGAAACAGAAACCCTTCTGCAAAACCTCAAAGAATATATGCATGTCTCATCTGACCGGTATTCCGATTCGGGCCCCGTTGCTGCTAAATTTGTAGAAACTTTGCAAAGAAGTAATGAACAATTAGTTAAGCTAGCGACATTAGTTTATAAGAAAGATTCGACTCAAAACCAACAAGGATTATCAGAAGACGACAAGAAAGAACTCTTTGATCTGATAAAGGAGGAATAAATGGCTACTCCTCCTTTTCTTGGAAATAATCGGGTTCTTGGAAATAAACAGATAATTGAAGATCATACCCTGCCAATTACCAATACCGTCTATAATGAGGATGGGCCAATAGAGGCAGTCAAGGCAGCCACTGCGGCATACTCCATGACTAAAGCAAAAACCTCCTGGAAATGGGTTCAAATAAAAGAACTCTTAGGAGATACTGATGACTCTGAAACCAGAGACCACCAACAAAGGGCGGCCGACTCAGAGCAGGGCGCACAAGTCCTAGGAAGACCATTTTCGGATTCTACATACGCATGTATTCCAACGCTACCTGTCGCTGACGGCGAATCAAATATATGGATACCCAGATGGGACTGTCCAAAACAGTGGATACAAATGGCTAAGCCTGGCAGTTGGGCTAGAGTAAGCTTATATACTCCGTCCTCCCATGCTCCTAAGTTTTCTTGTCTGGGTGGCAGCACTGACCCTGAAGGAATTGTAATAGAAATTGTAGAAGCCGGCGCAATAGATGCCCCACTCCCACCAGCGAAACGCTCATCATCTGAGCAGGCCAAGTTCAGGAAGGCTTGTGAGGTTCCGCGCACCGGCGCAGAATTGAAACGACCAAATGGAGGGAGAAAGTCAGCCGTAAAACCAAAGTGTGCGCTAGCTTGGAATAGAAGAACTGAGGATCTGCCTAATCTTAATGATCCTGGCGGAGAATATCCAATGCACCCAGCGACGAAAAAATTTGCCACATCTACAAAACCCTTCGAAGACAGCCTGATCAGACCCTTAACAGAGCAGGCAGATTATGGACCAAGAATACATCCCGTAACAAAAAAACCATCATACCATCCGGGAGTAGATTTTAATGTGGGAAACTCAGGCCCGATCATCGGCAAAGCGTGTTATGCCGCTCTTGACGGGCAGGTCGCTGCATCTGGAGTAAGCCCCACATGGGGAGTTTATATTATTCTAAGGCATGGTCCATTTTATGACTTAGTTTCGACAGAGACCTATTCCGCATCGAGTAAAAAGTATAAAAGAACCTTAAAGGGTACTCAACTTTTTACCATTTATTGCCATCTCGATCAATCTGGGACAAAAGTTCGTCCCCCTCAGCGCGTCGCCCGCGGCGAACAGATTGCCGTCTTTGACAACACTGGACGCTCAACCGGGCCACACTTGCACTTTGAGGTGCTATGGGGTGGAATTACTGGTAAGTTTACTGGCTATAATAAAATGCCCCGAACCGACCCTATGATATTCTTTAATAGTAGCTTCACTCGTAACGGGACATTCACAAAGAGCAAATCCTCATGACAGATTTCCCAGATATATCTAAAAAAGCAAAAGCCTCGCTGGGCACCGCCGCAGCGCAAGCCGCCTTATCCGAAAATGATGCCCTAGACAAAACAATGAAGGGACTTGTCTCTGGAATGAAATTAGCAGTTGACAGGGCTATGAGCTTTCGTCAACGAGCTACAAAAGAAGGTGGGTTATATAATAGTAATATTTTAGAGGCGGTACCCCACTTTAGGTTTACCGAAGCCGAGGGAGCCGCGTTAGCCGATGGTGGACTCAAGGGGAAACACAATACTTTTATAATCTTTGGGCGTGATCGTCCAGGTAGCGCCGACTCTGGCGGTGGAGCATCCCCAACAACCCACAACGGGTGTATCGATATCATAGCAGGACTTTCAGGAGTTCAAGCAAGAGAGATTGACAGACCTGGCGGGGAAAAAGTACTAACAAACAAAAGCACAGAATTAGATGCAGCAAGAATTTATATCACTCAGAAAGCCGCCGGCCCTGCTGGTATTGACGGAAGAGAGTATTTCAATATTGCACCAGGAAAGAATATTGGACATATTCCGAATAGGTCAGCCATTGTGGTTAAGGCAGATTCTGTCCGCATCGTTGGACGGGAAGGGATTAAATTTGTAACTGGCGATGTTTATAACGGATCTTTAGGGTTGAATATAAAAAATAAGATCAAGGGAATTGAATTGATTGCTGGCAATAACAGCGCCGATCAACAGCCCCTGGTCAAGGGAGACGACTTAAAATTTGTTCTAGACTCTTCACTACATGATATGAAACAACTGCACTCCTCGGTTTCAACTCTTTATAACTTAGTTGTGTATTTTATACTTTCATTTGTAGACCCTACTGGTTTTGCCGCTTCCCGTTTGAACGGCGCTCTGAGAGAACTTCCACAAGAGTTCGTAAATCTCTGGATTCAGGAAATAAACTATATAATTCACGAGCTTAATTATAACACCGAGAAAAACCCTTGGGCAGCTTATAATTTTAAGAGTCGTTTTAATACGACCAATTAGGAAGAAGATGGCACTCACGCAAGCACAAAAAAACATTGTTAATCCATCCGCCCGAACATATTCGGATCCTGAGAATGATCCTACACGGAATGGAGTAGGGTATGCATATGATCAGTGGAGAAATAAGTTTGTCTTAAATGCTATTCATGAATCTTATATATCTTATTACGAGTTTCCCGCTGCTGGGATGCGCCTGTTCCCAAATCATATAGGGGAAAGGATCGAGCCCGAAAATCCTCTACCAAGAGAGCAACAAGAGCAAGAGCAGGAAGAAGACCAGAACAGGCTTTTCAGGCTCCCATTCCAGCCTCCAAACATCGACCTCTGGGTACAAATAATAACAGACGATGATCTTTACGCATATTGCGCCTTACACCCACAGAATGGAAAAGTTGTTTCAAGCGACGATGGCACTTTATCTATTACTGTATTATCAGAAGAAGAAGCAAATGAGCAGCTTAATAAAATATATAGAATTAGTGACGCACGCATAAACTATGTCACTAACTCGGCACCCCTCTCTTTTGACCCCGATAAACCCGAGGGACGATATAAGCTCATACACATAGACCCTCACCACTCAGCAGAATATATTGCGCAGCTAAGAAAGGCTATCGGAAAAGAAGACACGCCGCCGCTAGCAACATACTCTTCTATATCTATGGCTAGTACAATCTTGGCCCCTGAGATTACAGGGTATATCTCGACAGACGCAAATGTAGATTTAGACGACTGGACAAACAATTGTAATCCAGGCACAGAAACATCTAAGACATATTATAGCGCTAGGGATCAAAAGTTCTACTACACCAAAAGAACAAGACACACTTCACCAGATTATTATGACCTTTCTTTTTATGAAGATGAAGAGAGTACTAGCTTTCAAACAGTTAAAGGAAATATAGAGTCTGCTCTTTCTGCCGGCGTTAAAGAGATTCTATTATCAGTTGGAAAATTCAGCGCAGCTAATCAGAATGTCATATTAAATTCCCGCCCGAAGAAAGCATATTTCCTTTCTAACTTAGATATTCGCCCAACTTCCCGCTGGACATTCTCAGTTCAAATTGACAGAGAGGTTATTGACAATCTTGGTGGCGTAGATAATATGTCATATGAAGAAGAGGAATTGACAGTCCTTCAAAAGGCCGAGGTATTGATGGACCCCGAGAAAACTGTCATTGCCCATCATGAAACATATGTTTTCGATGATCTACTACAATACCTTAGGTCTACTAGGATCCTATTGGAGGGTTATGTTACCAGCATGTCCGAAGAGGGAGTTTATTCTTTGCCTTTTGGATCCCCCGAAGATAGAACTCCGGAACCCTCAGATAGATCCGGAATGTTCTATTTAGACGATGAGATCGCTCGGATAGGGGCGATTCCAGATGTATTGAGTACCTTTCTTTCATATAACAAAAGAACGATAACAGAAGATACCGTTTTAGAATTTTTCTTTAACTCAAAATATAAACTTTTATATATTTGTGCAGATGGAGAACTGCTGACAAGAGGGCTTGGGAACACAGATTTTGTAAAGCTCGGTGAGGATCGCCAGTTCGGAACCATATTAAATGCATTTGGGTTTATGACTTCCACCACTTTTTCATATCTTCGCCATGCAAGAACGATTCATCGAGAATATTCTTCTTCTGGACAAGATAGTACGGGAATGGCGAACGGAGAACAGTGGACAACTTTCCTGCCGAAATATACATACCCACAAATAGACATTGACCCTGAAACAATAAAAATTGTAAATGAAGAGAACTCCCTTTTAAATAAAAGGAAAAAGCTTCTCTTTGAGAGAATCTCAAAAATAGCCAGTGTGCCTCCCCATCAGGCTGAATTATTATATCAACGTAAAGTTACCGATAAGAACTGGGTACGCACCCGAGTTACAGAACTCGTAAAGGGTGCAAACTGTGATACTGCACAAGCTCAACTTGCTAATGATGTAGTTGGCTTCTGGAATGCTTTAAACGAAAAGCAAAATGTTCGGGCACTAATTAGAGAAACTATAATATTAATGAAGAGAGAGATAAAGAATGATGCCTTTATCTTAGGGATGTCTAACCATGATGTGTTGGACGGAGCCGAACGTTTAAATAGGAGTCTAGACCTCGACCCAAGCAAGCAACCCGGCGAAGGCTGGGCCGAGCAGACAGCAGGACTGTGGTCAAACGAACAGAACGGAAACCAGGCTTTTATTCGCAAAGAAATAGAGAATCTTATAAACTCTCAGATTACCTGCGCCCTTGATGTGTTCGGAGACGTTATTCAGGATGGCATATTAAATCCAATTGGTGCTCCCCCAGAAATAAATAGCCTGGTAAGATCCGGGGTAAATGACCTTCCTTTGAAGGTAAAACTAAAAAAGGTTCCAACTATTTCTGCCAAGGGAGATATGTCAGAGGTTTATGGCAAGGTCATAGAGACCATGATACAGCAAATGTTAAAGTCTCTATTAGCCGGCATCGCCAGGGATTTATTACGAGCCTCCTTGGGCTGCGGGCCAAACCCCTCACAAGATCAACAATTAGATAATTTGTTGAAACGACATGACTATGGCTATAGCCTATTGTCTGAACACACAGAAGGACTCAATCTTCGGCAAATAGCAGTAGACTCAGGACTGGTAACTCTTCCAGAAAACATGCTCCCAGTAAATTTAAGGGAAGAAATTAATAATCTTACCAGACGAAGAGAAGAGGCTTTAGACGATATTGAGGAGACTCTAGACAGAGACCAGAATGTGCCCCAACAATCATATGACTTTGTCGATAGACTGACTCAGCAGATTGCGGAAAAACAAAGCATATTAGAACAAGGCGCACAAGGACTCACGGAGGCGATCCCACCAACTCCACAGCAAATGAAGTCGTTCTTGAGGGACATTTCAATGATGTGTACTCCCGCTGAACTACAGCAACTGCTTTTTGGTGAGGCTGATAATCTTCTTTATGAATTAATTTACGAAACTGTCACCAACGGAGAAGTAAAAATTAAGACAGGCGAGAAGCCTGACGTCAATGGTGATATGGAGCCAACTTATTATATTGTGAGACCAGTGGTTTACAAGAGCTTGACTAAAACAAAGGATATTATTAGAACATTCTTCCAGAACGTCGGCAACGCTATGATGCCTGACGACATGAGTGGCGTTGACGATATGAGTTTTCAGTCGCCGCTGGAAGCTTATTGTAGCGGAAAAGAGCCAGATCTTTCGCCTCTTAAGTTAAGAGTTAGTATGGAACAATTACAAACACAATATGTCCAAGTAATTGATTCTCGAATCAATAAAATCAATACTTTATGTGAATTTTTACAAAGCCTTAATCAGATAGAAGAGTATATCAACGAGATGCTCAACTGGATTCCAATAATGGACTGGTATGATGCCATTTTACAACTTCTAGCTGATAGTAGTAATTCTTTTGTAGACTTTATAACTTCCTTATTTGCTAAGTGGTTCGATGAAGCGCCACCACGAGCACTTGCCAAGGTTGACAATTTTTATAGTACTCGCATGGGCGCAGAATTATTTTTTCAAATAAGGGATAATTTAAAATCTTTTAATACTTTTGAAGTAATTACGCTGGACTCAACCACATCACCCCCAGTAGAGAGGGATGCTTTTTATCAGCCAGGTTTTGGACAGACATTTTATGTACTTGGAGGCCCTCAGGGATCTAATGACAATGGCAATCTTCAAAATCTTGGTGTACCTTTCCTGTCCATGGACACGCCGGGTGATGTAGTTATAGAATATCTTAATCCGAATAACTCTTATGTATTTAATGCGCGCCTATCGAACCGCCGCTTACCGTTACCATATGTAGAGCCACACAACTATCAACAATTTTACGACGAGGCAGAATATGCCTCACGTACAGCCCCATGGGCCTACCGCCAAGCACTTTGGCCGGGATTTAATTCCGGGCATTACCCCAGAACAGACTCCCAGCAACTTGAATATGGGTCGGATATTCTAGAAAAGATATCAAATACTGCATGGAAAAACCAGCCTTATACGGGCTTCGTTTCTCCTATCTTTGTATCAGCGAGAAATCTTCTCCGAGGTGGCTATGACTTTTATGGGATTAATGTAGGGGTAGATACTCCAGAGTATGAAAAATTAGCCTCGTGGGCACCAGAAATCGGTACATTGGGTCGATTATGGCTCGACGGCGATGTGGAATCAAATTTAGACAGTGGGCAGCCGCTTACTGGAGATAACTCACCTCTAGTTTACGGACATGCCTACGCCGGCTGGACTAACAACGATACTTATACACCTATTTTTATTGGATCCGGCAAGATGCCATCCATCAATAATGTCCAAGTTCAGGAGCTTTTGAATACATTTTTCTTGGGACTCGGCGACGGGTACCGAGAAAATGATGCTGCTCCATGGGCTGCTTTTGCTAATTGGAAAATGTCCCCGGAAAAGGCTCTCGACCAAACATACTACACAGATATAGGAAAAAGAAGGTTACCCCAATACATTGGAGCAATCAACAGAGACCCCTTAAAGGTGCTAGATGATCGATGTGTGACTCATGATGATATTAAGAAGGCTACGGCGATTGTAAAAACTGTTCAAACAAGGGTACAAAAACTTTTCTTAAACGCAATGCCTATAGTTAGAATTTATACAGGCTGGAATACTATCTCAACTAAAAAGATTGTATGTGATTATCTTTCTAGAAGCATAACTCAAGAATTAACAGATCGTGCATTAATGGGGCTCGTATATCAGAATTTACATATTGTAGAAAAAGTCTTTGCAGATGAGCCAGATAATAATTTCTCATTCTCGCGAGATAGTCTTCCAAAAGATAATTTTTACGAGTTAGTTGAGGCAATATATGTCGGAATGTTAAATAACATCTCTAAATATTCTGAATATGAATGGGCAAATACAAATACTTATTCTTATTATTCTACAGAATATGTTACAAAACACGGAAAAGATAATGAAAATTTGACCAGATATGGTATAGCTTTGGACATGTTCTTTAGGGAAATGAAAGAAAACCTTGAAAACAACCAAGCAACGTATGGGATAGATCCAGAAGAAATTCCTACTACAGTTAGTTTAATTGACAGAATTATAAACAGTCCAGATGGTATAAAATCAGTTGGACATTATTATTTCCCACTAGGAGTCTTAACTGCCGCACAAATTATCTATTATGATTATTCCATCAATTCAGCCGGCAGATATTCACAAACCAACTACAGACTTCAACTAGAGGCCGCTGGAGCCGACGACGCGCTATTGACAGCATACAGGGGTGTGACAACACGCCAATTCTCAGAGCCATTTAGGAATTTTCCGCAGACAGTAAAAGAATACACAGGAGAATCTGAGATAACTTATTATAATTCTATAGAAGTTCGCCGCCGCTTAGAACTCTTGAAGAGCAAAGCCACTATAGCTAGCTTCGGCGGACAATTCGGTGCTATCAATTATAGTGTTGATCAATTAGTCAACATGTCATTCTTGGAGTTCCAAGAAAGGATAGTTCCTTATGTGGAATTGTGGATGAGAGAGAATAACGTTATAATAGATGGACTGTCGCATGGAAATCTCCCAGGACTTACCGACCTAAATGATGAAGACGCAAAAGAACTAGCAGAAAGGGCCTGGTATAATGTAATAGCCGGCGAGCGTAATAGCGGACGAACCCCTTGGGGCAATCCATCAATGACATATTATAATGATGTATATAAACACATCTTGGGAGACTTTGACCGTAGTCAAAGGGACGACCCAAACTTGCTGATTTTAGCAGAATCCTCGGGTTATCTCAACATTAATAAAGAGATCTCCCCTGGGCTATTTACTCCTAAACAATATTTTGAAGAATTCGGAAGGTTCTATTCTGCCCTTTGGGAGAGCAAGCGATCATCTCGCAGCGGACTTGGCGGCGGCGGACTTCCTAACTGGACGGGTGAACGAAATGATCCAAATAATATTACCCCATTTATAATGCGAAATGAAACACAGATACTACGCGCAATGTCTGCTTTATATACTGACATTTCACGCCGAGCAGCGGCTATAGAAAATATTCGGACTGAGAGAAACTCTCTAGAGAAACTAATTATCGAGTAATGAGTAAAAGACAGGGTATATCCCCACAAGTACCATTGGTGTACGATTATGTAGACGGGCCTTATCGACTTAATAAGACGATTGGGCAGACCCTTAAGCAAAATTTTAAAAATCTAATCCTCACTAGTCCTGGCGAGAGAATAATGGAGCCAGAGTTTGGCGTTGGGCTCCGACGATTTCTGTTTGAGAACATCGACGGTGATATAATGGCTGATATTGTTTCTCGGATAAAAGAACAAACTGGGACGTATATCCCTGCCATAAATTTAGTTTCTATTGATTTTATCACTAGTGATGAAGATGCAACATTAGCCACAAACCAGATCACAGTAGCCATAACTTATGATATTTTGCCGGCCAATGCAAGAGATGAGCTAAAGATTACTTCCACTATGACTAGTTAGTACTAAGGAACAATACACATGGCTAAAAAACCCATTAACTATACTAGTAGGGACTTCCAGTCAATACGTGACGATTTAGTAAATTATACAAAACGTTACTACCCAACTACTTTTAAAGATTTTAGTGAAGCTTCCTTCGGCTCATTGATGCTCGATTTAGTATCTTATGTTGGCGACCAACTGTCATTTTATGCAGACTTCCAGTCTAATGAGACTTTCATAGATTCAGCGATCCGCTACGAGAATGTAAGCCGGCTAGCTGAGACTTTTGGCTATAAACATCAAGCCGCTGCCAAATCAACAGGACAGGTTGCATTCTATATTATTATACCAGCAAAAGCTAATGCTCGTGGCCCAAACATAGATTATCTCCCCATTCTTCAACGAGGGACGGTCTTGTCTTCAAACACTAACAGCGTCTTCACTCTAATAGAAGATGTGGATTTTTCTGCTGAGAATAATGAAGTCACTGTCGCCCGAGTAGATAGTATAACGGGAAACCCAACATTTTTTGCTGTTAAAGCATTTGGACAAGTAGTTTCAGGGAAAAGATATATGGACACTATGTCTGTCGGTGACTACCGTCGTTTCCTCCGCCTAGGGCTGTCAAAAGCCAATATTACAGAAATTATGTCTGTGAAAGATTCACAAGGAAACGAATACTACGAAGTAGAATATCTATCTCAAGACGTAGTAATGAGTGAGGTTAGAAATACAGCGTCTGATAGGACAGCCGTTCCATATATTATGAGATTGAAACCAGTACCTCGCCGATTTGTTGCCCAATATGGAGTAGACGGGACAACTCATATTCAGTTTGGATATGGGTCAGAAGATAATCTTACTGGTGATTTAATAGCTGACCCTGCCGATGTTGTCTTGGATATTAACGGAAGAAATTATATTACAGATAAGACTTTTGACCCAACAAACCTTATACAAACAGATAAATTCGGTGTAGTTCCAGTCAACACCACTTTGACGGTGGAATATACAGCCAATACAGCCGGAACTGTCAACGCTGCCGTTGGAGCAGTCAGTAGGGCAATTACTCCCGTCTTTAATTTTAGAGACCAGGCTAGCCTAGATTCAACATTAGTATCGTCGGTTATTTCCTCCCTGGAGGTGGAAAACGAAGATCCCATCCTAGGAGACACTAGTGTTATTCTGGCAGACGAAATCAGGGAGAGGGCATCGAGCGCTTACGCTTCTCAGAACCGTGCTGTTACGAGATCTGACTATATTAGTCTTATTTATCGGATGCCGGCAAAGTTTGGCAAAGTTAGAAAATGTAATGTCATACGTGATCCCAACTCTCTTAAAAGAAATCTTAATTTGTATATTTTATCCGAAGATACAGACGGAGACCTTGTTCAGCCAAATCAGAATCTCAAAGAGAATGTTAAGACATGGATTAACCGGTACCGAATGATAAATGATACTATTGACGTTTTGGACGGGAAAGTAATTAATATTGGTATTAACTTTAAGATTATAGCAGATTTAGAAACTAATAAGTATGAACTGTTGCAGACATGCACGGATAAGCTAATCCGAAGATTCCTGAATGTTAAATTTGATATCGGAGAGGCTGTCTATATCTCTGAGATATACAAACTTTTAAATCAAGTCCCTGGCGTAGTAGATACCACAGATGTAGAATTAGTTAATCATGTTGGCGGCGTATATGGAAACTATATTTATAACATTGATTCAAATATGTCAGATGACGGAAGATACTTAGTAATTCCTCAAGATACAGCCGCTCAGATTTTATTACCTACCACAGATATTGCAGGAGTTATAACTTAAAATGGGTATTAAGAAATACTATGCCTCAAAAGATAATACCATTACAAACGCTTTTAAGGCAGATTTAAAGCTTAGAGGAACTGGCTCAAATATGGGCGCATCCGATATTCTCGAAACCTTTGTGATACATGGGCAGACATCTGCATCTATCTCGGTTGCCCCTTCGGCAGCCAATGCCGCTAACGCCGAACAGAGCAGAATTATCTTACAGTTCCCAATAAATACAATTAGTTCAGATATGACAGCCGGCACATTACCGTCTGACTCCGGAAGTATCAAATTTTATTTAAATATGTACAACGCCCCTCACGGGAATACTGTACCGCTTAGTTATAGCCTAGATGTCTATATGCTATCTCAGTCTTGGGACGAGGGCCGCGGGCTTGATATGGATAACTATTCTGATCTAGGTTATTCAAACTGGCTAAGTGCCTCCAGCGCCCTTCGTTGGCAAGAAAAGGGATCCACAGCCAGAGAGGGCGGCTCTTATCTTGACTCGCCAACCTCAAGTGTGTTTTTCGAGAGTGGGCTAGAAAATATAAAACATGACGTATCAGAACTTGTTTATAGCTGGATTAATGGAGCAACAAATTCAGGACTTTTACTGAAGTTCCCAGATAGTATAGTTTCTGGCTCTGATACCATGTATACGAAAATGTTCTTCGGAAGAACTAGCGAATTTTACAATTATCGCCCAACACTAGAGGCCAGGTGGGACTCTTCTAGAAAAGATAACCGTGGAAGCTTTTTTATTAGTAGTAGCTTAGTAACCGCAGACAATAATATGAACACTCTTTATCTTTATAACAATGTTCGAGGACAATTACAGAACATTCCTAACCTAACCAATGATAAATTAGATGTACGTATATACTCCGGCACAACTTCCCCCTCTGGATCTGAGCTACAGATTCGGAACCATAAGCAAAGTTTAGCGACGGTGACAGAGGCTGGGCTCTTAAAAGAGAACGGACATATTATCACTGGAATTTATACAGCATCGTTGGCCTCTTCTAGTTCTTTTACGACCCTTTTCGATGTATGGTCAACCGGTTCTGCCGGAAGCAAAGTCACCTTCTTCACAGGATCTGTAGAACCCTCGTCTGTACAGACTTCAGATATTTTATTCGCTGATGAATATGTAACGACTGTTACTAACCTAGAAAGTTCCTACTTGAAAGGACAGAAGCCAAAACTGCGAGTTTTTGCTCGGAATAAGAATTGGGATCCCAACATTTATACAGTTGCTTCAAAAAATATAGTACCAGATATTATAGAAGATGCTTACTATAGAGTTTATCGTGTTGTAGATAATTTAGACATTATCCCTTTCGGGACGGGTAGCGAAAACAATCAATTTTCTCGTTTATCTTATGATGTTAGTGGAAACTACTTTGAGTTAGATACAAGTTATCTAGAATCCGGATATGCCTATGGAATTCAATTTGTATACTATTTACAAGGTACTTATGCAGAGCAGCCACAAACGTTTAAATTTAAGATAAAAGAAGAAGATAAATGAGTGTTAAGAATCTTTTCCGGAAAAATAAACAAGCTGTAACCGTTGGCAAATATCTTAAGTCAAGTGCTCCGAACACCTTAGGTAACGGCATAGAGTCTGATGCTCATTTAAAGGCTAGTCTAACCCGCAGCCTCTACTTCCTTCCAGATATAGATTATAGTGACCCAGAAAATTTTGTAAAGTTCGGCTCTGCTAAAGAGTATTATAAAAATGCTTTTTCATATATTGCCAATTATTATCCGTATGATGGTTCGTTCCTGGAAAAAACTAAGTTTTATAATGATTTAGCCCCTATTGAAAAGTATGTTCTTGAAGAGATTTATCCCCGATCAACGGGCTACATTACGAATGGTGCGAATTACGGAGTAATAACTACAGATCCTTCTGGATATTATTCCTCGTCAATAGAACAATTTGTTCGTATTAAGGGCGGGCCACATAGCGGGTCAATATACAACGAATCCCAGGGAAGAACTTCTAACCTAGAATTTGGCGGCGTCAGCGGGAGCAGTGTTGAGTTCTTCTTCAAAAAGAATTCCGTGATTGATAAAGATCGAAGCTCAGAACGACAAGTCATCCTTGATGTTTGGAACGGCGCACCGCTCGCCGATAGTGATTATGGGCGTATGCGAATTGAGATAGCTTCTGGTTCAAGCGGAGAAGATAAGTTTCTTGTCACGTTAAGATCGGGATCAAACGGCTTTGTCACCGCTTCTGTCCCATCTGCGGGAAATATTTCTATATCTGATGGAACCTGGCGCAACTTTGGGTTTGTATTTAATACTTCTGGATCAACTCCGACTATAGATTTTTATACTAACGGGGAATGTATAGAAACAGTAACTACCGGATCCGGAGTCATTAGCTCTGTCACTGGTACAATGATCGCAACTCTTGGTGCCCTACAAACCGATGTCGAGACTGTTGCCGGGGTCGGACAAGGCTACGGAAAACTGTCTGCCTCTTTAGATGAATTCCGTTTTTGGAAATCGGCAAGGAACGCTCAAGAAATTGGACGTTGGTGGTTTGACGATGTCGGCGGAGGGTCTAACAAATACAGTGCGAACGTAGATCTAGGAGTTTATTTAAGATTTAACGAGGGCATTACCCAAACAGCTAGTGTTGATAGGGTTTTATTAGACTATTCAGGACGACTTTCAAATGGTCATTATTTAGGATATGATGAGACATATAGCCGCAACACCGGTTCGGCAATAAATGATTTGTCTATTAAAAATATTGAGGAAATTGCCAGCCCAATTATCAGAACTTCAAATTCTCTTTACCAGACGACCTACACCACCTATGTTAACACAGGAAGCTACTACGACGGCTTAAACTCGGCCCGCTTGCTCAACCATCTTCCGGCTTGGATTATTGAAGAGGAAGAGGACGGTGCAAATGAAATACTCAGCCTTACTCAGATTATTGCAAGCTACTTCGACACAATTTATAATCAGATTACCGCCCTAAAGAACATTAAACACATGAACTATAATAGCGGCAGTTTGTCTGCTTCTATGAATGAGTTTCCGTTTAATGATAGGCTTGTCGAGAGCATGGGTATTGAGACCCCAGAAATCTTTGCAAATATTGGAACGCTTCAACAGTTCCTGAAGAGAGATGAACAGATAGTTTTTGATCAGAATTTAAAGGATATAAAAAATTCAATATACAAAAACATCTATAATAATATTAATTTCATTCTTAAGTCCAAGGGTAATGAAAAGTCAATAAGAAACTTTATTCGATGCTTAGGTGTTGGTGAAGAAATAATTTCCCTAAACACATATTCAAACAATTCAGACTTTAAATTAGCTTCGTCGTATAAGACAGATTCAAGTGAAAAGAAGTATGTAGATTTCTCTGCACTTCAAGATGTTGATGCAGCCTCTGCTACAGTATATCAGTATTATGATTCGACTAATTCTAATTCTGTAGGCGTGATTAGCGGATCAACGGATCTGCAAGACTTTGTCTTCTCCTTACAATCAGAAGTAGTTTTCCCAAATAAACAAAACTATCAACTTCTTTCTCATCGTCTTCCCACTGTCATTTCTTCGTCTCTGTTTGGTTTCCATACACCTCTTGATTCGACTGCTTCTTCAGTTGATTTAACCTGGGCATCTGCACCAAATGATTATGGACTCCAAGTTTATGCAGTTAAGAGTCCGGGAGAATACCCAGCCGTTTATGAACCTGCCGGCAGAGTTATGGATGCATTCTTTCTTGTAAAGGATCGAGCCGGCACAACACTATTAACAAGTAGTATATTCAACAACGTATACGATAATCAGCGATGGAACTTTACTTTATCTTTGCGCCCAAAGAAGTGGCCATTTAATGATGGGGTTCTAGGAGCATCCGTAGCTACTGATGGATATACTCTGCAATTACATGGTGTTAACTGTGATAACGGTGTTGCGAAGACAGAATTTAGTACAGAAGAAGGAATAGCTTACGCCACTGGGCAGTCAATTATAGAGTCTTCAAAGAGAATTTATGCCGGCGCACATCGTACAAACTATACCGGCAGCCTTTTAACTTACGCAGATTCTAAAATTTCAAGCGTTCGTTACTGGACAGATTATTTACCAACTGGGAGCCTGGTTAACCAGGCCCTGGAAGCAGACTCTTATGGTCGAACTAATCCTTCCCGTAATGCTTATTCTTTCCAGACAAACGCTCCGAACGCTTATATTCCACAAATTCAGACACTTGCTTTAGATTGGGACTTTACAAATATTACTGGCAGCAATGCTAGCGGACAGTTTAGTGTTGTTGATTTTTCTTCTGGGTCAATCGCCGGAGAATATGATTCAGACTATCAAGGAACGATGTTAAGTTCTATAAACTTACGTCAACACACCGGGCGCGGCGACTTCTTTAAGGCTAGTTCTACTCCGGTTCGGAAAGAGTACGTTTACACAAACAAACTCCAGGGCCCAGAATATATTAGCAGCGAGGACATGATTCGGGTATTATCATCAGACGACGAAGCCTTCGGGGTGAATATCCGCCCAGAGAACTTCTATTTTGCAGTTGAGCGCAGCCTATATCGGAGCATTTCCAACCGGATGTTGCACCTTTTCGCCTCAATCGATGAATTCAATAATCTTATCGGCGAACCAGTTAATAAATTCCGACTCAATTATAAACGCATGGAGAAGATGCGGGAAATATTTTTCCGGAAAGTAAATAATAACACTATAGATATTGACAAATATGTAAAGTATTATAAATGGCTCGACGACGCCATGTCGGAGATGATTCAGCAGCTTCTTCCGGGTTCTGCTCGCTATGCTCCAAATGTTCGGAATGTTGTCGAGAGTCACGTATTAGAACGACCCAAGATTCAGTATGGTTTCCCGCTCTTAAAAGACCGGTCAAATTTTGGAGAAGGAATTCTAGGCCCCGCCGGTAACGCTGGCGGCGCGCCTGTAGACTTAGGACTAGAGGGCGACCCTCACGATGCAGTTGTTTATCCTCCTGTCGTTCCGCCCGCCCCAAGAGACACTCCGGGCGGTATTAGACCAATTGACCCGCCTCCAATACCAAATCGAGTTATTCCTAGCCCAATCCCGAGATCCCCAGGCGGAGCAGGACTTGGCGGCGGAATAAACCCAAGAGTTCCAAATTATAGTTGGCGGTATAATCATGCCCCTGTCAATAATTTACAGTCGCATAACGCAACTTGGTGGCAACTAAGCGCTGAACGATATAGCAATGTCTTGTCCGGCCCCGGTACACTAATTTATAGCCGCCAATCTATCCAGAAAGCGCTCCAGAGAGAGGTTGATTCAAAAAGAACAGTTAGCTTCGGAATGAGCTTTTCTGGAGATTATAGCTCGGGGGCAAATCAGGCAAAGAACAAGAAGTATAAAATAACAGGAGTAACCTTTGACTCCTTTGAAGAGCAGCCAGATATTGTTGATTCACCTGTCCCCGATGAAAAGAAGCGAGTTAGTTTCCGGGCTACAATTGGCGGACAATCATTTAACGGCGAGCAGATGACGCCCTTTACTGCGCTAAGCACAACAATAACCGCGGGCTATAATGCCTATTTAGCATCAGTTGGGCTGCCGAATGTAGACCTTACGAATATGCATCAGGATGTGGTTCAACCAGAGGGCGGCTCTTCTCCTTTACAGGGTCCATTCACTAGACGCTATGTCGGCGGCACTGAAGCACGCCATAACGCAGCGTTTAGAACAGCAGATCGAACAGAGGAATACAATTTATCGATTTCCGCGGGCGTAGGCACGATCTCGTCGGTATCGCCAACTTCTGCCCCCAAAGGACAGTACCTAAGGGGATTGGCAGCCAAACGGCCGGTAAACCTTAAAAATATTCAAACATCAGTAACAAACCACTCGGTTACTTCTGGGGTTCGTCAAATCGGAAACTTTGAACGCAACTATGAAGTCGTCCTAGGTAACAACAGAGCAGACACAAATATCGACTTTGTTTTTAACACAGATCAATATGATGTTTCCATGCCTTCGGCGTTTATAACAACCCCTTCAATGCGCTCAAATAATGCTACAGGGTCTGCTGATTATGCTGCACCTCGACAAAGACCAGCCCGCCGCACAACCCAGACCATTATAGTCAACACTTTCGCAGCACCTGGCTCAAAGCTTGATTCTAAACAGCAATTTAGGGATGTGAACTCAAATCAGTACTCTCCTAATAACGCGTTGCCTTTCCGTAATATTCCAGTACGCACATCTCTTAATACTCGTTTGTCTGCGCATACTCTATTTGGCGGCTATGAATCAGGAGACCCAACAACTCCTTCGGTTCACAAGGCTCCAAGCAACCAGACTAGAAGACTTCAGATTTCTACAACTTCTCCTTTGGCTTATATAACTGGCACCTTTTACGACAATGCTTTTGTTACCCGGCCTATTCCAGCCGGTGATAGCACACAGTGGTTTATGGCGCTCTCCGGATCAAACACTGGGCTCTATAGCGACTATATCCTGTCTGGAAATCGGTACCCTAATGATATACCAGTCCCAGTAACTTCTTTTGACTCTGACCCTTCTTTCGGCAAAGCGATCTATACTTCCTCTGCTGGGAAATATGAATTTATCTGGGGTCATGACCCTGAGATAGCACCATGGACACAATTAAGAGAGGGATCAACAAATCAGGGATCGTACTTTAGACGAAATAACATATTTGAACTTCCCCCAACTCGTCGTTATAAAATTACAATTCCGTCACCACCTTCTGAAGTTACGTACGGCGGTGGCACAACGAGCAGACAAACTACAGACCGAGCAGGAAATACTTTAGGATATTACTATTCCCAGAGGTTTAAGGAAACGCCCTTGACATCTCGGTATAAGCCCCTTCGTCACGTTGTTCGGACTCCCTTAGGAACTCCTTCAAGAACCGGGCAAACGCTTACAACTCTAGGTATGAAATATAGCTATGGAAACTCTTTAATGGGGTTTGCTAACCGTGAGTTAAACCGTGAAATTCAAGGAAGACTAAAATTTTCGCACGGACAAATAAAAAGACCATATGAGATAATGAGAGACCAAAGAGTCTCAAACCTCCCAGAGTATGTAAACGGGTTAAACCTGATTAAGATATTCGAATATTCTGAAACAATCTACCCAAAAGAAATATACACTTATCTTTCGGGCACCCGCGCAAGATTCTCTTTTGTAAATGATTTCTGGAAGGATAACTCTACTCTACCTGGGGGTTCACCCGCTGCGTTAGCATCTTATGTGAGCCTTCGAACTCCATCTACAAAGAATTACTATAACCGCCAAATGCCTAGGCAAACAGGGGATTATGTCACTTCACAGGGTTATACTATCCTAGCAAAAGAGCAGACGCCCTACAACACGCTAGACCCAAGCTACCCAGAGGCAATAGGTAACGGTTCGGCTTCTATGTGGCCATTGGATACCTACCTGTACGCTGATTATAATTCCTCGCTCGTGGGGGTATTGACAGCATCTATCCCGGTTTTGATGGCCGACGCTGCTACTATGGCTTGCGGTGAGCTAATGATGACTCACTATGGATCAATTAACGATAATATAACAAACTCTTCTTATGCTAATGGCTCGGCATCTTATCAGACAGCCAGTGTTAACTCTGCTCAATATGTTTATAACATCCCGGCAACTCAGCTTGTAACTTTATCCGAAACCCCAGCTACGGCTTCCGCATCAATTACCGCGTCGTTGTACCAGGGACAACCTCTTGAAGCTGCTACGGCAGAGATAACTGTTGGATCGATGGCCGATAGAGCTTCTTTACACGGGGGAGCAGAAATAGTAACCACGCAGGGATCATCCGCTACTGTTTATTTTGAGTTTGATAAATCTACCGGTGGGTTTGTATACGACTCCGCGATGAAGACCTATACCGTTGGACTAGTTGGTTCAGCCGGAGCTACAACAGAGGATATTCGAGACTCCCTGTATGATGCTCTATCTGATTCCGTATCGTCTGTTCCAGTTGATTATTCCGTCAACAAAGACCCATCAGATACAGCTAAAATACAATTAACTGCATCAACCGCTGGCAGTGCGATGAACAGCAAGACCATCTCCTCTATTGTGGGATTATCAAGCGGAATAGGTGTTGTCTCTTGGGCGAATGGCGCTGATGCAGATTTTGACGGGAAGACTTTAATATTAGAGGATGCCTCAGTAACCCATACGATGACTTTTGATAGCAGCGTAACCATTGCCGCATCTTCGCCCTCGATCATAGGTGTTCAAGACGCAACTTCTTCTGCTAATGACGTCGCCGGGGCGATCGCTAGCTCTATCACTGATGCACAAGCCTCGGGATTAATCTTTATATCAGTCAATGGATCTCCAACAGTTGGGATTGTCGATCTTAGTGCAGATAACGCCGGGACTGCGATGAATACAAAGCCAATCACAGGATCTGCGGTAGCAGATGAAGGGTACTTAAGTGTTGTAGCTTTTGCCGGCGGCAAAAATGCCAACGTATCCAATTATTATTTGCCAGAACCCCGCTCACCCGGCGCTGCATATACACGACCATCTTGGACTGCCGGACAATCTCGCAGGTACGTTGATGGCGCAGCCAAAGGAACATCAGCCGATGCCTCTTATCCGTTCTACAATACCTATGAAGATTATGCACAAGATATAAGATTGGCAGCGAAAGATCACACAATTATCCCAGAATTCCGTATAAGCGAGCACGTTTCTCAATATCAGCAGCTTGGGCCATTGGCAGCCACAATTTCATCGTCCCTGTCAATTACAGGAGCCAACGGAGATAATTACAGTGGACTTAATACCTCTTTTTATGAACGCTTCGCCCTAACAGATACACCAGAGTTCCTAGGTGACCTGATGCCAATGAGCGAAGATAATCGTAACTTTATTTTTAATAATCATCCCCGTCATTTTGAACTCTCTTCAAACGCTGTTGCTAAGCTGCTTCCTTATAATGGATTTTATCCCGTAGACAGAACACTGGATATCGCCAAGTCTTTCTATGAGTCATATAACTCACAAGCAGTGTATGAGGGCGATGATGCAGCCACGACTCAAGCCTGGCGATCAATATATAAACCATTCTTTGCTCCAGGAATTTTATATAACTCTATAAAATCTGGTTTAGCGGTTGATTACCCTATTCGCAGAGCAACCAGAAATGATGGCGCTTTCCTGTCTTCTTCGGCTACAACTCCATTAAAGGGAGCACTTTCCGGCACACTTGCTGCTGTAGCGGCAGGACAAGTTCCTGGGAACCAACGCCGCCAAACTAATGAATTAGATTGGTCTGACGCTGACGTTAATAAATTTTTCTGGGGAGATAGGCTCCCTTTTGAATCGATCATGGATCCAGCCAGTTTCTTAGAACAAGGATTTGACCAACCGGTCGTATTATCAGATATTAATGAATATTTACATCACGATGTTAGTGGTTCAATCTCTGCTAAGGGACTAGACGACACCCTTTATAAGAAGATGGTTTCCAACTTCTTAGCCAATGTTCCAAAGTTCTTTTTAAAGAAGAAGTTCAATAAGTTTGGACACGAGGGACACTTAACGAAATTTGTGTCACAGTTTGGCTCACTACCAAAGAGCAGCCAACAGGTAACAAATCCTGAAAGAACTGTTGTAGTGGATAATAAGAGCGCATATATGATGGAAGTTGGACTTCTAAAGACAGACAACTTTAATCTCTATAGTAATCCTTATGCTTTCGGCATACCAACAGCCACCGGTTCAGAAGGCTGGTCAGGACTTACTCCAAACCAAACTCCAAGCGGATCTACGTGGCCTGTCCACCGCGGCGAATTTGCGCCCTTCACTCCCCCCTATTATTATGGTCCAAGCTTGGTTCGGCTATTGTTTGTGCCATCTTCGAGGAGAGAAGAATATACTCTAGAACAGATTATTAACAACGAAGAGGGCGAGTTATTCATTCAATATTTAAATGAAAGTGGAAGCTATTTTGATGTAGCCAGCGGGTCTTATGTTGATCGCGACGGAAATGATGTCGCGACTACAGCAACCCCTGATTATGGGTGGAACAGGGCTTGGCAAAATCGAATGGATATAGACGCAACAATCAATGTCCACAATCAATTCCCTATCGGCGTTGGCGGAACCTATATCTCTTCTGATCCTAATAAGTGGACAATTATGCCGAAGTGGGAAACTCCCATATTAGATTTCCCTAATCGCTATGGCGGCGGAACTTCTTATGATTTCTCTTCTTCAGTCACACCAAGTGAATACACTTCCTCTGCTCAGGGGATGTGGCACCAGTATGGTGTTACCCCTGATCACAACAAGGGTATTTATCTTTATATTAAGGATATTCCAACTGGGAAAGACGAGGAATATGATCGCGTCGCCCTAGGACAACTTGATGGAACAGGGGGAAATACCGCTGTAAATTATGAATATGTTAAAAAGATTCCCAAGTTTGTAATAGACTCCCAGCGACAGGTAAGATCCTTAGCTGATTTGTGCGGCTTTGATCCCGATGAAATTATCCGGAAGGGTTTTGATCCCAATAAGGCAAAAAGAATGGGAGAATTGCCAGAAGATAATGAGAAGAAACTATCAGAAGCTATAGTTGCTTTGCCAGTATATCGAGATGAAAAGCAGAACATTCGCTTAGTGACGCTGAACGCCCCAGCTAATGAATTGGGGCCAAAAATCAAAGAGTTCAGGAAGAAATTTACAAAATATTCTTTCCCACCTGCTTTAGCAAAACAACTACAAGATCTTGTGCCAAGCGGATATCCTCACATACCTGAAGTGATTAACCCCTTCGGTGATGATGATTATGATGAAATATTGCAGGGAGGAAAAATAAGTACAATCCCTGTAGTCTATCTGATGGAACACGTAATAAACCTCAGCCGCCAAGATCTTGCAGATATTTGGCAAGGCGTGCTTCCGGACATTGGTCGCAACTTTAAACTTAGTTTCTCAGCTATCGATCATTACATGCCAGGAAACTTAGTGGAAGATGGGACAACAAAATTCCCAGAAGTATTAAAGAAGCAACTAGAGCTAAGCGTAGAGAGAACAGGACACCCTAGATATGATTTATTGGACGTTGCAACACCAAACTCTAAGAATGGACTCTTCCCCGAGATTAAATGGCTCGTATTCAAAGTTAAAGAGCGCGGACTAACGGATTATTCTCATATGGTTATGGAAGAGGTTGATGGAAATGCCGCCCTTGGATATGATAACGTACGAGGTTACCTCGCGAGGAGCGGCATGTCCGAGGAGCAACTCACTGCCCTTGATCAGATGAAAGATACTTTCGCTAAAAATAGTTATCTTCTCAAGCACTCTGTCAATAACCCTACCTACAACTGGCCATATGACTATTTCTCACTTCTAGAGCTAGCCAAGATTGATACAAAAGTAGGCTTCCGTCCTGACCTTGAAAAAGAGTATGCAGAGGAAGAAAATTCTTCGAATAATTTGTTGCCAATCAATATTAACATTCCTCCAGGCTCAACATTACCAATGGCGTCTAATCAGCCAGTGACATTATCTTTACTGGCTACGCCAAATAATAACGAAGAGACATAATTAAAGTATGGTAAAGTTTTTAAATCAAAAAGAGGAGGTTATTCGACTAGAACTAACTCCTTATGGAAAAGAGAAGTTCTCGAAAGGCGAACTAAAGCCAGAATATTATGCTTTTTATGATAATGATATTTTATATGACGGGGTGTATGGAGGACTGTCAGAATCTCAAAATAACATAGTCACCCGCATCAGTACACAAACTCCTCGGTTTGGCCCCCTCGTTCGATTTACCGGAAGCGTTTCCCCGATAGTCTCCATGAGGAGTCTAAATCTTGCTAATAGCTTTAACCAGCAGGCTGAATATACTGCACCTTTTAATAGATATCTTGGTGACAGCAGCCCTTGGTCGGATTATGTTCCATCGTGGCATATCACTATAAACAGATATAGTGATGTTGCCTTATCGGGAACGACTAATTTTCGAGCAGGAAATACTATCCCTGTCGTAAGCGCATCTTTAGTTATTGGGTATGATGTCTCTGCATTGCCGGGCACGGAAGATAATTTTTATAGACTAAGTGAAAACCAAAATATTACTCTAGATGTACAAGAAATAAACACTTTGTTCAAACTCAACGGGAACTATGATGTTGAAATCTTTAAAGTAGATGATTCAAACCAGATTACGGCGCTAGGGTTCATCAACCCAAATACAGAAAATGCTGATAATTTATTCTTTCAAGCAGAGGCTGGTGTTTTAGCCACTACAATTGAGGGCACAGACGATGATATTCTTCAAGCTTACCCGTCACTAGATAATAGTTATGTGGAATATTTCTTGGAAGTCTTAGTTGATCAAGAAGTCCCAGGGATTGAGATGCCAACTCACTCAACGGTTTATCGCCGAAATATAGAAAGAGAGCCGGGCAATATATGCGATATTGTAGATTCTATTGGCACAGCCGAGGATTGGGGATATTAAAATATGTCTATTAGAATGATTAAGGATATAGAAATAAACTCGGTAACACTGGACTCTACAGATAAGAAGGAGTCCGGAACCAAGAGCACAATGTCTGTGTTCTCCTCTTTCCGCTTAACTTCAAAATCTAAATCAAGTGGGCACCTTTCCTTTTCAAATGTAAGAATGAGAGTAGTCGCCTCATACGGCAAGCATTCATCTGAAGTAATGGATTTTATAACTCAGAGGATCCAAGAATATAAGGGATTACAAGAACAAGATGGAAAGTTTTCTGCCAAGGTTCCGGCCCCACAATTTATTTCCTTCATGAAGGGCGACTTTTCCACTAAGTCTGCTGACAAAGGTTGTGAATATTTTTATGACTTCTTGGAAGAGTCACAACCACTATCACCATATTCTTCAAAAATGGCTGCCGTTCAATTAATGTTTAAAAACCAATTTGTTTATAACGGAGATGGAGTAAATTTACCGCCTTCTATGGCAATGTTTGATGCCCCGATCTCTGATCTGTTGGGAACAGAAGTATCTAAATTGGCTAACAAGGGGGACTACGACTCCCTTTCTGAAATCTTGATTCATCTTGATCCTATTCATTTTAAATTCAAGGAAACAGATTTAAAAAACACAAAACAGCTTAGCCTGTATGCCTATATGTACACTCTGTCAGATTCAGATGTTGGAGTATCCCAAATATCATTATCTACAGGAATGACAAATCCTGTTTCAAAAACTCTAATAGGCAACAAGACTATTTGGAAAAGCATATCCTTAGATAACCCAATGATAGGAATAGGGAACAAGCCCAAAAAAGGCACGTTCTCCAAAACTACAACTACATCATCTCCAGATAAGCAAAAGCTGACAATTTTTAATTCTAATAATAATGCCTGGGCTTTATTTTCTAGTATTGCCCAGATAGAAAAGAACCTTACGAGCCCACCTGCCTCTGCCAAAATAACCCGGAGAGAGGGAATAAGAAAAATTGTCAAAAAAGGGAACTACTTCTCTAATTTTTGGCTCACAAAAGATAGTCAAGAGAATCATCGGTTCTCTTTTGCTTTCGACCTAGAATCATATTTGGCAGAACACAGTCTATTCCCGTATCTTTACAGAAATAGAGACACGTCAGTCCAGATTCTTGACGGAACAGGACTAATGGACACTCAGTCTCCGTCATATATTATGAACATGACAGCAAAGAGAATCTTTATAGACCCGCCTTCTAATCTTCCTATTAATAATCTTGGAACAAACGGTTATTCTACTGAACTAGGGCCAAATAGTGATTTCCCGCAGAAGATAATAATGAATGTTTCTAGGCTAGATGATATAGCAATCCCAAATATCGACTCTTCAATCGGGCAAACTATAGCTAAGAATAAGATTTCCTTTTTTGAGGGGAAAGATATTTTAAACGAAGGGGGGGATCCAAATGCAAGACATGATGGCTCTTTTCGTTACGGCGTAGATTATACAATATATGATGCTTCTCCTATTTTTATAAGGGAAGCCCTAAAGCGGTTGATCTTAGTGAGGAATATTTTAGACGACTTGCATTATAAATTGACAAATACTCCATTACGACCAACAGCGGAACACGCTACTTTTGTAGATGTTCAGAATATATTTGACCACAACACTGGATATCTAACTTCTAAAGCATCGGAAATCCGAACCTATAATAAGCACGCCGGCAAGTCTTGGAGCGTAGAAGAACATCTATCATATGCCATGACCGAGTACAAGGGAATAATTCAAAACTTTGCAGACAAAGTGGACACGCTTCCTTTAGATTATTTTGCAGATCGCTTTAGCGCTGAATATTTAAGGGTTTCGTACATACAGGAATTCATTGAACATATGAATATCTTTATCCATATGTTGTACCGCCGCTTATCTGAAGTTTTTCCAACTAATCCTTTAGGAAGAGATATAAGCTCACTGGAAAGAAACAATTTCGAGTCTAGAGGGGTCTCTGAGTTTAAAATGCCTTTAATGCGCGGGTCTCACTATTTTGATAAAAAAGTAATTGTTGGAAAAGATTATGGGTTTGGAATAGATTATTTAATTAAAACAGAGAATGACAGTAGTGATCGTAATGGGTTG